TCGCCATGTGTCCATTCCTGTTTTTCATGTTCAAGCCATTTTTCAGCGAGACAGACATACGCATCTAACATAGAGATGTACATATAGTCTACCTTTGCAGGCTTGGTTTTAGTTGATACAAAAAATTGTGCATGGTTGGCTTTGAAAAACAACAAAGGCTGAAGGTTATTATCTTCAGCTTGTTGACAAGTCTTAGCCCACCATTGCACAAAATTATTACTTTTGTTAGTGAAAACTTTAGTAGAGATAGCGTCATCTTTATAAAATTTTACTTCTATAAGATAGACATTGTGATGGTGTCGTAACCATAAGTCACCCTTTATTTTACCACTTCCTGACCCTGGGGTCTGTTCAAATGGCAACTGGGTATGACGCTCTAGCATATTGGCAACAAGAAGTTCGGCCTTATGACCTTTCTGTCTGCTGTTGACCATTATAGAGTATCGATATATTTAATTAAGTTATCGACATCGTGGAGTTTGAGTTCCGTAACTGCATCGTCAGGAACTTCTATATCTAGTTGCTCCTCTATCTGCATTACTATTTCAACCAAATCAAGACTATCCGCACCACAGTCTTCAACCAAATCCATACCTGGTTTAATTGTACCTGGGTCTAGGTTTAGTTGATGTTCTATACTGCGTATAATAATTTCTGAATTAGTTGTCATAATCTTGCTCCATTCTTTCTCTATATTCTTGTTGTCTTATTTTTGCTTTTTCATTTTGGCTTTTCTGTTCCCACTCACAAGTAGCACATTTTTCTCCTATACGGATATATCTGTTTGTACCATTGTGAGGACATTCGTGATACCAAAATGTATCTCCATTTTTCATACTACTCCAAATGGGATATATTATCCTCTTTAATAATTTCTATCTTCTCTAATAGTGGGTGTGTCCAACCATGAGAAACTAGATAAGTATTTAAGTTTTCTTCTTTTAAGAGAATCTCTACGATCTTCTCTTTTCCTTGTTCATCAAGTGCTTGGTTTACCTCATCGAGGAATAGCACATTGATTTGACTTCTACTAATAGATGTCATAAGTTTTCGAATTGCAACTAATGTCGCAATATTCACTCTTGCGAGTTCACCACTAGAGAGTGCAAGAATGTCAATGATTTTACCTGTATCAGTAACTTCTACATTTAGTTTATCGTTCTCTACTACAAAATTGATACTAAATCTACCATCGCTGAACTCAGCAAGGTATTCATTTGTTAGCATCTCTAACTCTTTTACGAGGGATTCGATTTTGTATGCGAGGAGTCCGTTTGTACTAAACGCTTTTTTAAGTATTTCGAGAATCGAAAGTTTATCTTCAACACTGCTAAGGAGATCTGTAATTTCAGATAATTCTGCCTCAAAGTCATTAGTTTGTTCTGTAATGATTTCAATTCTTGTGTTGTGTCTTTCTCTTCTTTCATTCTCCTGTATTACTTCCTCCAGCCCTGTACGAGCTTCTTGAACTTTTGCTTTAAGTTCCAAAATACGCTCTTTGATTGCTTCTGGATCGCTAACTTTCGTTGTGAGTCCAGAGTCAACAGCGGAGTAGATACGTTCCCATTCTCTGACTCCTCGGGCTGCTTGCCTATGTATTTCATTTTCATTTTGTATTTTCTCTAGCTTGTCCTGTTCTTGAGCCATGAATTTTCTGCATTGGTCTGCTCTTTCATTATGCTCTGTATAATGACGTTCTACAAAATCCATATCAATGGGTTGCTCACAAGTAGGACACTCTTGTGTTTCAGCATTTCGTAGAGTTTCATATTTGTCTCGCATACGAACTTCGTGTGCAAGTTCTGACTTCCATGCTCCGATAGCACCCGTTAGGGCATCAGTATCCTGTAGCTCTGGGTGCTGGGACAATTCATCTTTCATAGAACCAATATCGATATTTCGTAACTGCTCTATAAGTTTATTATTGTCGTTTATTTTTCTATTTTTTTCGGAGATATTTTCAAAGTCTATTTGTAACTGACGTAAAGTTTTCTCGTCTTCTTCCTCGATTTTTGGTAAATTCACTTTGGGAAGTAGTTCTATACTCTCCAATTTGTTNNTTTAACCATTTAACGATTGTGTCAGTTTTTGAGCTAAGCGCTGTTACTTGTTGTGTAGCCTCTCTTACTCCTTCTTTGAAAGTATCAAAGTAAGCAACGTAGTCATCAAGTTTTAATAAGTCAATTAGGAACTTCTTCCTATTAGTATCTGTTGCAGTTAAAAACTGTAAACTTGTATTTGTATTCTGATAAACAAGCTGGGTAAAGGTTTTGAAGTCAATACCTAAAACCTCTCCCAATGTTTTATATGTATTACTAGCAGTATGACTACTAATGTCTTCTCCGTTCTTTGTGAGTTTACACTTTAGGGTAGCCCTGCGATGTACCTCAATCGTATAATTATCGGCATCAACAGAAAAGTCAAGGCTAATATCGTAACCATTGTTAATATAGCGGTTCGCAATATCTGCTTTTTTGACATTTTTACTATTCTTGTTAAACAAGACCTCTTCTAGTATAAGAGGAATAGATGATTTACCTACTCCGTTAGTTCCAACTAGCTGTGTCAAAGTAGCGTCTGCTAAGTTGACTTCGTTCCCTTTCCCATAGGAGAAACAGTTATCCCAAGTTAACTTCTGTAGAATAATCATTGTACACTCCTATAATTGCTTTAATCTTATCTTTATCCAAATTTAGTATATCTTGTAAATATACTACAAGTTCATCACTCATAGACATTTCAGATGTAAGATTCAAAGTAGCTTCTACTTCTCGTTTTACTACTTTCTTGTCTAGTAGTTCTGAGTTTTTAATCTTTGCCAAATCTTGAACATCTCCTTCGAGTTCATAGATTGTATGGTCAAAGTCAGTTGGTACCATCTCGTTGGGATCTGATACCGTTTTTCTTATTAACTGTGGTAAGTTAAGTTCATGCCATGTCCATGACCAATCATCTTCAATAAGTAAAGCACCTGTCTTTACTCTATTTCTATGAAAACTTGTAGTCATTGGACTGCCAGGATATACTATGTTTCTTTGAGTATTCTCGTGAGCATGTAAATCTCCTGCAAAAACAGTCTTAAACTTATCAAACCTATCTAATTCAACTTCGGGAACTACATGAGGTGGTATCTCTCCTCGAACATGGGTAAATAATATATCTGCATCAATCGATTCTATACTACCTTTTCTATGTAAGTCCGCATACGGAAGGATAGCCCAGTCATCTTCTACATAAGTAGTGTCAATGACCTCGACTAATCCGTTCACGTCTGAAGTTGCTTTCTTCAGGTTAGTGAAGAAAGTATTGTTTTTCCTAGTAGCTTCATGATTTCCATCATAAATAATAGTAGGAATTGTTACTCCTCTAATAAAATCAAAATAGAGAGTAAGTTCGTCCATTGAGGGGACTCGATCAAACAAATCCCCGCCAATGATATGCAAATCACAGCCAGCTTCTAGCTCAGTTATTTGTTCAAAGAACATCTGATACCGATTGATTGCCCAATCAGTAGGAACATTCTTTTGACCAAGCTTTATGTGCCAATCTGCTGTGAATAAAATCATGCTGCGAATTCATCTCCTGGTGTCCAAGAACACCCTGTTAATCCGCCTGCTTGAAGCGCTTGTAAAGTTCTAAGAACTTCTTCTGCGTTTCTGCCAGTATCAAGTGCATTTACTGATACGTGCTGTACGATACTATTTGAGTCAATGATAAAAGTAGCTCGTAAGCATACTCCTTCAGCTTCGTCAATAATACCAAGTGAATCTGCTAAGTAGAGTCCACAGTCTGCAGCGAGGGTATGTTCAATATCCCCGATTAGCTCGTTGTTTTCTTTCCAAGCCAACTTACAAAACTCATTGTCACCGCTGATACCGATAACATTAGCATGGTCGTTCAATATGTCCATAGCCTGGATCTCAGTTGGACATATAAACGTAAAGTCTTTGGGGTAGAAATAAATCACACTCCAATCGTGTTTTAGAGGCTCGTAAGTCTCCGTTACACTCGCAACGACAAACTCGTTGTCACCATCTACACCGTTAAGGCTAAATGGAGGAAATTTTTCTCCTACTCCAATCATGATACGTCAAACTCCTCATCTACTGTTTCTTCAGATTCTGCGCCTTGGATCTTCTTCAGCAACTCTAATTGAGCGTCTGGAGTAGGTCTAGGCAATACGTCGTCCATGGACTTAAGGTCTGCAACTAATTCTTGCTCCCAGTCTTCCAATGCACGTGGTTTACATTTCAGCATTTGTAGTTGATACTCAACATTAAATACTTGTGGGCCAGTCTTCAATCTCTTGAAGTAAATATCCCAACCTGTCTCAGGGTCAGTAGGATTACCGAGGTCTTCCATAGCCACTAAGATTTGATCGAAAAGTTTCCTTTTCAGATTTACTACTTTGATACTTTTATCAGAGTAGTCAATGCCCTGGACTGCATAAGCCCAACCGCATTTCAAGTCAGGGTAAAAATCTCGAACATGGTCATGCTCGACATTGTTAAACGTTTCTGAATTTCTATCGAAAGACAAACACTCCATAGGAATGTTCTTGTTGTTTTCGCCTTTGATCCAGTAAACGTATCTAGGTAATAGATCACCAACTAGCCTGATGTGATGATCTTCTTTGTTACCAAAATTGTATGTTTCAATCTTGGATTTTTGGGCAGAGCCCTTTGTTGTATTAAAGCCAATAGCCATAATATTCTCCTTATAATGTCTCCTCGTATTTGAAATGAATCTTTCCATCTCTAATCTCGAGCAGTCTGTTTTGGTTAATCGTGTTCTCACTTACTTGACAGAAAATGAGATCTAGTGTGGTGTCTTTTGTTTTCTTATACTCATAGTAGTTACGGAATGATGCAACACCTACATATTCTGCAACTTCTTTGTCGCTATAAGCACGACCTTCCTGTAGTAAATCCTCAGCATTAACTAAGAACGAACTACCATGGAAGGATTTTTCGTAAAACCTAAAGGTCTTATCGTAATAGTTCTTAGGAGTGATTCTAAAAGTTATAATTCGCATAATAGTGATTATATCAGCAACGTTGCCGTTACTCGCTTCTAGAATCTTCTTCCAGTCAAAATATATCATATATTATACCAATTTTTTGAGGGGTTGTCAAGAACTATTTTTTTCATGTATTTAATTCAAATAAAGTTTCTGTTACTTAATGTTTATCTTATAATCTTGTTTTACATAATATCCCATTCGCGCGTTTGCCTGTCTAGCAGCCGTCTTACCTTTTAAGTGGATATCTACTACTTTTGGTTGTATTTTGCCTTCTTTTTTACGGATTACTCTACCAATTAGCTGTGTCAGAAGTGGCTCATTATTTACAGGGGTAGCTAGTATTAAACAACTCAACACGTCTAAAGATATACCTTCAGAGAATATTGATTGTGTACCAAACAAGATATTCTTGTCACCGCCCACTCTACGCATTGTATCTTCTCTTTCTGCAAAATCCATATCTCCAGTTATGCAAACTGAATTTTCACCAACTAATCGTTGACAGACTTTCAAGAACGCCACTCTATCCGATACTACTAGTACCTTATGCCCTTCGGCGGCATATGTTGACGCAATCAGAGCCACACTATGAACATATTCTTCGTTCTGTGCCAAATGATTGATTCTCTCCGCCCAAGGAGTAAAGCTTCCGTCAAGAAATCTTACTTCAGATTTTATGACATCAATTTCAGGTGTCATGTAGTTTTCTTTTGGCGGCTTAAGTACTGTGTTGCCAAAGTAATCCCTGAATACAACGTGTCTGCCGTCCTTCCTCTCCAACGTTCCTGTTAGTCCTATCTTGTATCGGCTCGGCATTTCGTCTATAATACGTGTAAAGGTCGGTGAACTCACGTGATGCATCTCGTCCAAAACGACTGTCCCGAACAAATGTTTTATCTCGTCTATACGACGGTATAAACTCTGAATGTTCCCTATGACGATCGGGGACGAAGTGTCGAAGCTCCCGCTCCCGATTCTCCCTGCTTTTATCCCGAAGCATTTTTGTACCTCCTTTTCCCATTGATTACGTAAATTGGTAGTATGTGTAACTACAAGTGTTTTCTGACCAAGCTTAGCAGCTATGGCTAGACCTGTAAAAGTCTTTCCCCAGCTTACCCAAGCGTTAATTATACTGTTGTCTTCTACTGCGTCATAAACCTCTTGCTGGGACGCACGTAACTC